CGTTCACACCCGCGCCGTAAAACCACCTGTATTGCGATGAAGAATTGCTGATTCTCTCATACTTAAAGCCCACGCCATATGTCTGGAGCAGAGTGTCTGTTTCGATGGTTTTCTTCGAAACCTGCGAGTAGTCGGACAGACTGAAAATATAGTGATGGATATGACAGCGCGAGGTCGCAACAATATGTATCTTATCGCCTATAACATACGGGAAATAAGCAAGCCACTGGGGCGCGTCCTCCCAATTCTGCCGCAGCTTTTCCTTTTCTTCCTGCGGTACATAGTCCGCATTTGTAGTGTTACAGTCGTAAAAATAACTTCCGTGATGATAGCTGTTGTCATACATGGAATCCGGAATACGCTCCGAAGCCGGAAACAGCTCTATGACTTTCTTCACACTTATAATGCCGCAGAACGGCTTTTCCGTGCTTACGCTTATCGACATGGGGTCGAACATAACGACCTCATAAATGCACCCGTCATGGATATGCTTTCCGAGGAGGCGCACATTTTCATTCGTCAGCCTGCCCATGTAAAACCACTTGAAAACCCCGCAGTTGAACTGCGAATCCGGAATATACCGTCCTACAATANACGGCTTTTCCGTGCTTACGCTTATGGACATGGGGTCGAACATAACAACCTCGTAAATGCACCCGTCATGAATATGCTTTCCGAGAAGACGCACATTTCCATTGGACAGCCTGCCCATGTAAAACCACTTGAAAACCCCGCAATTGAACTGCGAATCCGGAATGTACCGTCCCACAATTGTGTGATATGCCTGCCTGAACGAATCCAGAGAACTGCTGTTAAGGTCAGTTCCTCCGCAGGACAGATTCCAGTAGGAATGGTGCATTCCGTTTGTGCCGCCGTCCTTGGTGGTAAGGCAGATACAGCCGATTTCACCGTTCGCCTTGTCAGAAGCGAAATCCCACACATGGCGGTAGCCCTTGCCGTTCTCAATGCGGCCGCTTTCGTTGGCGTTGTAAGTGCCGATGCTTGTGTCCGTGTTCGTATTGGCGATTCCTGCGTGACCTATTTCCTCGTTCGTCCACGGTAGCATCATATTGTTGCCGTCCTCGGGGATTTTGTCACGGCAGACTATAACTCCACGAAATGCGGTATCGGCAATGTTTCCCACGAAATCACGCAGCATATTGAAGCTGCGGTCGTTGTCGGAATCCATTCCGATTTCAATGTAATCGGGCGGGTTGAAAATCGTGTCAACGGCATTCGTAATCATATTTTCTTCATGAAGTTCCTTAACCACTTCTCTGGATTTCTCATCAAAAAGCTGAATAGTTGCTTTACCTTTAATCATTCTGTTCCTCCTCAAATGGTACATAAATAAACGATGTCTGAAAGCTGTTACACAGCGCGTTATTCAGCACATCAGTCAGATTTCCGACATCTCCGTCATACAATAACGTTATACTCTGAACGCTGTCTTTCATCGCAGAACTGCCGAACGCAAGCCAAATCGTACTGCCGAAATCACCAACGCCGAAATCTGCGGAAATCGGCTGTAAGCGCACAGTTTCATTTTCGGTGGTGACTATCATTGTGAATGCTGTTGTTTCAATGCGCTCTGCCTTGACGGGATTTCGCAGTTCAAGATACAGCTTTCTGTTCGATACGTTCACCACTGTTATGGGCGGCGGTGTGATTATCTTCGGACTCCATGCGTCGGGGAATACCGCTCTGACCGTGGGTTCAAGCGTTTTTCTTTCTCTCTCACGTTTAATGAAAGCTGTCATAGGTTCGTCGAATTTGAATTTGTACGATTTAAGTATCTCAAACAGCAGCGTATCAGATGTACGAACGAGCGACTTCCTGACGGTTCGGCGCATAGTAAAACGAACCTCGTCCTCGCGGGCTTCAATATAGCCGTCCCAGGGAGTATCTCCGGCAAGGTAAGCGCCCATTACATAGCCCCACGTCTGCATTTTCGGGAACTTACCCTCTGCGCCATCGGACGAAACCACGCTGAGCGACATGGTATTTTGACCGACCTCCGACGTGAACGGATAGGTATAAGTCTTGGTGTGTGGACCCTCGCTGAAATACTCCTCATACCGCATGACCTCGTTTTCGTTCTTTTTCAGAATGAACGCAAGAGTTCCTGCGGCAGAAATCACGAATTTCACGGTCGAGCAGAATGCCGCATATGTTGCTTGAATCGCATTGTAAGTAATGCGGAACAGCCGCTGTGACTTCTCCGTTATCGAAATATCCGCGCTGTTTGTCGCGGTTTTCAGTTCCGCAGTGGATTCGCCAACGTCCTTGCGTATCTCGTTCGTTTTCTGCTCCATCTGATAGAGATTGTCCGAAATGCTCGGGCGATAATCTCCGACCTCGATTGAAATCTCACGGCGGTTGTACGGATTGAAACTCATGGCGATTATGCGGGTGTTCACATTGAGGTTGAACGGGTGGAATACTATCTGCACGTTATCGCCGACCGAGAAATTGATATTTTTGTACAGCGTAAGACCGTAGTTTGTCGTTCCCGAACGGCTGTCGGTTTCCATCGTGAGGTCGGATACATTTTTTCCGTCCATAATGCCGATATAGTCCTGCGAACCTCTATGCGAACGGATATTTATTTCCGCTCCGTTGTACTCGATTTCTCCTCCGCATAAAGCGATAAGCTGCATTAAGGCGGCTCTGCGGGTACATTCTCGGTTGATTTTCAGCTTTATCGGAACGGTCGGGTCGCAAATTCCGGCGGTCAACGAGGTTCCTTGCAGCAAAGAAATAAGGTACTCACTCGGAGCGCCCTCGAAATCAAATTCAGTCAGCTTGTATTCATCGTTGTTAAGTTCGTAGGATTTGTGTTCGCACTCAACAGTGCAAATCGCAATGCCTCCGGAGAGCGATTTCGACACCTTCACCACATTGAAAAGGTAGTTCAGCGTGTCACTTTTCAGCTGTACTTCAAGTCCCGTGAATATCTCCGAAGCCATCGAGGAAATCACTGAAAACTGAAAGGTGCATTCTCCGTTCAGACTGTCGGTGAGAGATGCGGAAATCACCCGCGTAAACACACCACGCACATTGCCGTTTTCGGTCACGATTATCTGCACCATCACACCGCCCCCGCATTCCTTACCGTCACCTTGTTCTGATTCCACTGTATTCTTGAAATGATCTTTGTGAGAGGTACGCCGTCAATGCTAAGCGGAATCGTAATGTCAAAAGTCTGCGCTTGTACCCCGTTGAAGCCCGAAACCGTGCCGTTCATGTCCAGGTCGAAATCAGACGGAATAGCGTTCTGCATACTTTTTGAAACGTCTTTCATCTCATCGCCGAAGCCCTCGCCAAGTCCTTCAGCCATAAAGCCGCCGAGATTGGCGAATAGCTTTGACGGCGAGTGTATTCCGAAGAAGTCCTTGATTCCGTCCACAATGCCGCCGAAAAATCCGCTTATCTGATTCCAGAGCCACGCGCCCGCGTCAGAAATGCCCTGCCACAGACCTTTCAGCAGATTTCCGCCGACCTCTGCCATCTTGCCAAAGTAGCTGCCGAATGCGTCAACAATGCCGGTTATGATTTGCGGAATCGCCTTGACTATCTCCACGATTATGGTCGGGAGATTTTCAATCAGCGCAATAAACAGCTGAACGCCCGCCGCAACAAGCTGCGGAATTGCTCCGATAACCGCGTCAATAACGCTTGAAATAATCTGCGGAATAGCCGCAACAATAGTCGTGATGATTGTCGGCAGGTTCTGCACAAGCGAGATGAGCAGTTTAATTCCTGCGTCTATTATCAAAGGAATAGCCGAAATGACCGCCGTGATTATTCCGTCAATTATCTGCGGAATTACCTCCACGATTGCCGCAATGATGTCCGGCAGAGCCGTCACAAGTGCAGTCAGCAGCTGTATTCCCGCTTCGATTATCTGCGGTATCGCGCCGATGAGGAAATCCACGATTCCCATGATTATCTGCGGCAGCGCTTCAATGAGGACAGGCAGTGCGTCAAGAATGCCCTGTGCAAGTCCGGTTATAAGCTGCAAAGCTGCGTCCAAAATAAGCGGCAGGTTGTTCACGAGCGTTTTCACTATCTCCACGACAACAGCGACTATCTGCGGAACAAGCTGTGGTATCGTGTCCGCAATGCCCTTGATGAGCGACAGCAGAATATCCGCTCCGGCAGAAACTATTTGCGGCAGCAGTCCCACCAAAGCCGAGATTATCTCGGTCACGATTCTGGCGACGGTCGGAGTAAGTTCGGATATAGCCGAGAGAAGTCCGTCTGCAAGCGCCTTGATGATACCCGGAGCGCTTTCGAGGACTGCTCCTGCAATAGAGGTGATGAGCTCAGCAAACTGCGGAATCAGCGTCCGGATAGCGTCGATAACAGAGGTAACGCCGCTTTTCAGTTCGTCCGAAGCTTGCTCGTTGCCTGCGAGGAGGTCGGCAAGTCCGTCCGTGATTTGAGTTATTCCGGGAAGCAGCTCACCGACCATGCGGTTCTTCAGACCGCCTGCGGTGTGCGACAGCTTGGTAAGGCTGTCCTCAAAAGCAGCGGAAGCGGCTACGGCTTCGTTGCTCATAACCATGCCGTAGTCCTCAGCTTCCTGCTTCAGACGTTCGGTTTCCTCGGCGCTTGTGTTGAGGACTGCCGCCATATCCACGGCTGATTTTCCGAGGAGGTCGTTTGCGGCGGCGGTGCGCTCTGCGCCTGCTTCCATGCCTTGCAGAGCCGTGATTACCATGGTAAGCTGTTCGTCCTGAGATTTACCGTTCAGTTCTTCAATGGAAATCCCTACAGCGGACAGCTTTTCAGCTGCGGAATCAGAGCCGCCTGCCGCGTCAGTTATAACGGTGGACAGCTTTTTCATTCCCGTCTGGAGATTGTTCACGTCAGCGCCGCAGCGCTCAAAGACATAGCCCCACTTCTGATAACTTTCGGCGCTTATGCCGATTTTCTGCGAGGTCTTGTCGATTTGGTCGCCGGCCGAGCCGACATCGTTCGCCATGTCCCACAGCTTTATTCCTGCGGCAACGCAGGCTGTCCCGACCGCCGCCGCCGCAGCCCCGAGAGCCGCGCCGATTTTCTTTGCGGTATCTCCGAGTTTACTCAGCTTTCCGTCAGCGTCCTCGCTGGTGTCGGCGGCTTTCTTGACGGAGTTGGAGAAGACCTTGGCTTCATCTCCGGCTTCGTCAAAGCCCTTGTCAGCTTTTCCAAGGGCGGTGTTGTTGGAGTTCAGTTCACGCTCCATGCCGTTCAGAGCCGCCTGCGCGTTGTTCAGCTGTATCTGCCAGCTTTGAGTGCGGCGGTCGTTCTCGCCGAATGACTCGGCGGCATTTGCGAGAGCAGAACGGAGCGTTTCTATCTTCTGTTTCTGCTGCTCGATTTCCTTGGTGAGAACTTGGTTTCTCGCCGTGAGAGCCTCGGCGGATTTGTCGTTCTTGTCGAACTGAGAATCTACAAGCTTCATTTCTGAGCCAAGCACCTTGAATGAATTGTTTATCTCGGCGAGGGATTTCTTGAATTCACGCTCGCCCTCAAGGCCTATTTTCAGACCGAAATTTTCGGACATTCTGCGTCACCTCCTCGGAAAATGGGCATAAAAAAAGAGCCTTGCGGCTCGTGGGGTATAGGAAAAGGAGCGACCGTGCGTGGTTGCTCCTTTTGTGTTAAGGCAACACCGCACAAAGACCA